TGATAAGAAGAAGAAGGAATAATGATAGAAGTATTTGCAGAATATGGAGTAATAGGTGTGATGGTGATGCTATTTGCTGGGCAGATGGTATTCTTACAAAAGACTCTTATGGCTAAATTGTCTGAAATAGAGGAGATAACTATTAAGCTTATAGATAGATTTAATCAGACAGATGATAGAGCAGACAGAAGACATGAGAAACTCATTGGACAGATGAATTATCTAACAGATGATGTTAATTTTCTTAAAGGCAGAATTAATGGAGGGCAACGTGGATAGTCTTACAATATTACCTCTTACTATTAAGACTCCAATCTTAGAGATAGAAGCTGATTATGGTAATCCTATGTTGGATTGGTTCATGGTAGTTTCTGTAATTGTAATAATATATATAATTAAAAAGGTGGTTGACAAATGGAAGAAATAATAATGGCAGGATTCTTTTCAGATTACTTTAGTTGGACTAATGCATTTTATTTGTTAGGTCTAATACTTGCAGGTATAGCTACATTAATGGCTAGCAGATATAAGAATATGATGAAAGAAATAGGTGATGTAGCTAAAACATTAGAGGAATCATATGCTGATGGTAAGCTTAGTAATAAGGAAAAGAAGAAGATAATGAAAGAAGTACTGGATGTGCTTAAATCAGTAATTAATTTAAAATGGAAAATATTCTAAGGAGTAAGATATGGCTACTTCTGGATCGGTTGATTTCAATTTGGACATGGCCGAGATAACAGAGGAAGCTTTTGAAAGATGCGGCCTGGAACTTCGTACTGGTTATGATTCAAAGACGGCGCGTCGTTCTTTAAGTTTGCTTTTCGCAGATTGGTCCAATAGGGGCCTTAATCTCTGGACTATTGAGCAGGTCACTCAACCTCTTGCTCAATTATCAACTTCATCAGCCATTGACACCTATCCTATCGGTGCCATCACCATGACCGTAGGTGACTCTGGGTCGTTTTCCGTGGGCGAGACGATAACCGGAGGAACCAGTGGAGCTACGGCTGATATTATAACGAAGCCATCCTCAACCACTCTGACCTTAACTATCCCGAGCGGAACATTTTCTGCCTCAGAGACAATAACTGGATCTTCTAGTTCCGCCACAACAACCGTTTCGGCTGCTCTTAGCTTGTCCGATGTTCAATCAACCGTCGATATTCTCGAAGTTGTTCTTCGCAGAAGCGACGAAGATGTTGGAATGACCAGGATCAGCCGGCAAGAGTATCTGAACATACCAACAAAGACTACCCAGGGCCGACCCACTCAATTTTATATAAATCGTCAAATCACCCCTACGCTGACGATCTGGCCTGTTCCTGAAAATTCAACAGACTCTTTAATTTATTACAGGGTCAAGCGTATCGAGGATGCCGATGCTGCTACCAATAATCCAGACATACCTTTTAGGTTTCTTCCATGTCTTGTCGCTGGTTTGGCGTATCATATCTCGCTTAAAAAATCTCCTCAGAGGACGCAAGTTTTAAAAGTTCTTTATGAAGAAGAGTTTGAGAGGGCTGCTTCCCAGGATATTGATCATGGTATCCCTCTTCGTCTAGTTCCAACCTATCAGTCGTTGAGAGTCTAAGATGCCCAGATATGCTGGAGGAAAATATGCTCTGGGGATATCCGACAGATCAGGACGTGCCTATCCTTTGACGAGCATGATCAAAGAATGGAATGGCTTGCTGGTCGGAAGAGATGAGTTTGAGGCAAAGCAGCCCCAGCTGGATCCTCGACATCACATTACCGATCCCCAAGCTTTACGAATAAGTAGACCCGATCGAACGGAGCCCGCCGTAACGGTCCTTCTTCCTTTTAATCCCTTTAAATCTGGAAGCAGTGGATCGGCGGTTATCACCGTTACCGAGCCCGGACATGGGAGAAGCACTGGAGATACAGTGCGCTTTAGAAAAGTAGAAGCTTTTGATGGGTTTACTGAAAGCGCTATAGAGGATTCCAGTGGATTTGCTATCACAAAGGTTGATTCCGATAGCTACACATTTACGTCTGGAAGTGGGACGGCCACTACAGGAAACATCAAGGGCGGCGGTGGCTTTGCCTCGGCTGGCCCAGTAACGGTGAGCGCATAATATGGCTTATACTTTTGCAACATTAAAGACCGCTATCCAGGAATACACACAGAATACGGAGACGACATTCACGAATCAGCTGTCTAGGTTTATTATAAATTCCGAAGAACGAATTTTAAAAGAATGTCAGCTTGATGTTTTCCGTAAGAACGTGTCCGGAAGCTTATCCAGTTCAAATAAGTTCTTGACAAAGCCAACTGATTTTCTCGCACCTTTCTCCTTGAGTGTAGTTGTGAGCTCAGAGAACAAATTTCTATTGTATAAACACGTAACGTTTTTACAGGACTATACGCCCAATCCCGCCACTACAGGAGAGCCCCTGTACTATGGTGATTGGAATGATGAGACTTTATTAATTGCTCCGACGCCGGATGCTAATTATACCGCCGAATTGCATTATTTCCACCGACCAACTTCAATCACAGCAACCAGCGATGGAACCAGTTGGCTTGGGACAAATGCCGAACTGGCTCTTCTGTATGGAGCCTTGGTGGAAGCTTATACCTTCATGAAGGGAGAGGCTGAACTGCTAGGGCTATATAACGCCAGATTCCAGGAGTCCATACAATGGCTGAAGAATCTCGGAGAAGCTAAACAAACCAGAGACCAGTATCGCTATGATCGTCTTCGGAGAGATGTTGCATGATTAATCTCAAGGGAGCATCGGTAGCTTTAGTCGGATTAGGGGATTCTCAAAGAGAATATACCTCTTCCGTGGCTAATGGAGCAGAATATGATGAGGTGTGGGCGATAAACTCTATGATGGCGCCTATTAAGCACGATCGAGTGTTTATGATGGATCCGCCGTCTAGGTTTTTTGATACTGATTTAGCCGGCAAGCAAACGTCCGCTCTCAGAAGGGAACTTCCCAGACATCCGGGACCCATATATACATGTGAGCTTGACAGTAGAGTTCCGGGAGCAGTTCTTTATCCCCTAGAGGAAATTATCGCTAAAACAGGTCTCTGCTACTTTAATAATACGGTTCCATACGTGATAGCTTTTGCCATATATTCGGAAATAGAAAAACTCTTCTTGTACGGCATAGATTATTCTTACAGAACTAGTTTACACATAGCGGAATCAGGACGTGCGTGTACAGAATTCTGGATTTCGGCTGCTGTTGCAAGAGGAATGAAGATAGATGTGGCTTTATCTTCGCCCCTTTTAGACACTGATGTTCCTATAGAGGAGAAACTATACGGATATCATAGATTAGATGATCCATTAATTATGAATGTGAAGGACAATACCCTTGCTCTGATTCAAAAATCGGACACTTCCCCTCCAGAACCCCTGGATGTCCAGCCCGCTTTATACTAGCGAAACGATAAAGTTGTTTTGATGCAGAGGGAATTATAATGCTCGATATAAGTTCTTCTGTTTCAGTGGGAGATATAGATGTATTCACTACTGATAATAAAGGGCATTCCATAGAAGAAGTAGCTCAGATGGCTGCCAATAGAATTCTCTATATTTCCGAAGAAGCACCTTCTCCCATACGAGACCAGGCTCAGGCATTCAAAAATACGCTACAGCAAACACTAGTCTATTATATGAGGCAAGCGGTAGAGCAGGACAGAGCAACAATTTGCGCTAAATTAAGAAAAAACGGCCTTTCTGATTTAGCCAATAATCTAAGGAATTTGTAATATGGCTATATCACAAGCAATGTGTACTGCATTTAAGGGAGAGGTCTTAAAGGCTACACATAACTTCTCCGCTTCTGGAGGTAATAGCTTCAAACTAGCCCTATACGCGGAAGGCGGGGGCGGTAAAAGCAGCACTACAGCTACGCTAGGAGCAGCCACCACAACGTTCACCACTACTGGTGAAGTGGCTTCTAGCGGAACATATGTGACTGGAGGATTGGCATTAACTAATGTTGATCCTACTACTGGTGGAACTACTGGATTCACTGATTTCGCTGATAAAAGTTTTACAACAGCGACTATTACAGCTATGGGAGCTATGATCTATAACGATACAAATGGTGATAAAGCTGTTTGTATTTTAGATTTTTCATCCAATAAAACCAGCACTGCTGGGACGTTTACAATTACTTTCCCGGCTGCGGCTGCATCAACAGCCATAATTCGTATAGCATAAAATTATGGCTGTCGGCTGGGGGAGAAGTACATGG